GATGCAGCGTAGTCTCGTGGGCTCGGAGATGTGTATAAGAGACAGGACAAATACAGTGCATTATACTGCGGCGGTTATCTGTTGTCTGTTTTCTCAAATATGGTGTTTCGCGGTCGGCTTTTGGTGGTTGTCCCTGCTTTCTTTTGCCTTTTTTTATGTGTTGCCGGATTTAGCCGGGAAAAGAACTGGATGTTTTGGATTGAAATAGCCGCTATAGTGGCAACGTATAATTCAATTTTGATACTATAAAGTGATGTTGCCACTTTACGGAAAGCGGGATAAGTAAATTTATCCCGCTTTTCTTTTGTGGTACGGCGTTTAATTGATAATTTTGTATTTGTTCTAAATCCGCAATACATGAGTTTAACAGGCTGTTCATACGCAAAACGCGTTAAGGAAGTAAATGAAATATACGACGAATACGCAAAAACCGGTTTATCCAACCGGGCGATTTGGCGCAAGTATATTTGGCCTATTTATGGTATATCGGAAAAGACTTTCTATAACTATATAAATGCGGCCGCAAACCCTGCTGTTATCGCTAAACAGGAAGCGTTGCAACTGTCCCTGTTTTAATGAACGGCGATATTCGGCATAGTGGGTAGCTTCATCATTTTTTTGACTGCCGAATTATCATGTACCAAACATTTAAAGACTTCCGTATTATCGAATATTTCTTCGTGGTCGTGGCACGGAATAGAAGCCGTCCGTTCCAAAGAGCCTAACTGTTCTGTACTGAAGCCATATAAACAACGGTTTATTTTATCCAATAAATCAAGATGGAAAGTGTCACCGTCGAACCCTTCAGGTACAGCGTTTGTTACCACATGAAGCCCTATTGTAAGGTCTGCGTCCTGTAATCCGTTGGTTTGTGTCCGCCAGCTAATTTTACCAAATTCAATGAAAACGGCCGGCATGGCAAATATACTTTCTTCTTCTATAAATTCAACCTGCCTGTTCCAAAGGGCGATGTGTTTTATAGCGTAATTTGGCTTATCTCCACTTTCTATAACAGCCTGAAGCCGTTCTTCTGATAGAAATATTATATTTCCCCCTTCATCAATAATAAGCCGGCTAAGGCGTTTTTTTAATGCCTGATATACATCTTTTCTCATTTTGTAATAATATTATGCCGTTTAAAATAATCGTCAATATTTTGTTCCGCGATTTCGCGTATAATCTTATCTGTTGTTTTACTATTGCCGATAAAGCGGCGTTCCGGTATGGTGATTGTAGAACCAACCTTTTTCAAAGCCATAGCCCTGTAAAAGTTTTCTTTATCCGATAATGTCCGGTTGCGTCTGTTATCCCGTTTTTCGCCGTTTTTCTTATAGCTGTACCCGCTTTCAATCTCTTTCAGCTTTGCGAAGAAATACCCCTTCATCTTACGGGTAACCTTTATTTCTCCGCCTTCGTTGTGAATGCGTCCGTATGGTTTGTGTGAAGTGTACGCCAGTTCCGCGCCCCGCTTCCGGGAACTGATGCTTTTGCGTAATCCGCCGGTGCGCTGCATTAATGAGCCGACACCGTCGTCAAACTTCCTTTCGGGCCACTTCTGTTCATCAAAGAAAGATTTACGTTCAAAATTTCGGTCGAACTCTTCGTCTAATTCTACCTTTATATCATCCAAAGACCGGTCGATTACTTCTTTTCTGAAATTTCCGTCCATAAGGTTGGGTTTTAGATTATTAATTGTATATTTGCGCTATGAAAGCATTCATTGTGTGGCCACACCTGGTCTTGGAACCTAAGACGGTGCCAATGGGTGCTTTCATTTTATCTTGTCCGTAATTGAATACAGGAAGCGATTGTGCCAAATAACACCTTTTTTCGACTTTTCGTCCGTTTCCGCCACATTCAAATAAACAGTTTTGCCTTCTATCTCTGATTTCAGATAATAGAACCGTTTGATTTTATCTTTTCGTTCATGGCTGAGCGAATCCGACGTTCTCACATAAACCGCTTTTTCCAGCACTTTATCCAGTCCGGACAAATGGCCTTTCTTTAGGACTGACGATCGGCCAAACGTATCACTATATAGATGCTCGTTCCCTTCTTTTCGGAATCCGATACTTTTCTGCACCCCGTCAATCTCCAGCGTGACTTTCTTTTTTAGAAGCGGCTGCATTTCCCTTAGGTAGTGCTTACGCTCAATGGCAGTCTGTGATTTGGCCATATCTCCGGCGCATTCCCGGATGATCGGGCACGCGGCACAAAGTTCATTGCTCGGTATTTTACCCAGCTTCACATTACCTTTTTTGCATACAGAACATTTGCTGATTGTATATGTATTGTAAGCCGGGTAGGCAGCCCTTTGCTTTCCGGGATTAAAGCGGAACATTTCGGCGTACTTCCCCTCAGTCGCCTTTTCTCCGGCCGTCATGGCTTCTTTGCTATCGGTTACCGGATATTTGGCCGCACGTACTTTTGTAACGGTGCAGCGACAACGCCAGCCATTTGGCGGGTAATAGCTATCCCAAAACGGGTCGCTGCTTGGCAGGGTGATACCTTCCAGAGCGCGATGTTCCTTTCTTACTTTGTTGTCCCCTACCGTCCGGTATTGAAGTAAATACCGACCGCCCCCGTCGTCCCGCTGTTCTTCCCAGCGGGCTGCCATTTCGCTGCTTGCTACGGTAAAGTCATATTCGGTTTTCAGGTAGAATTTATTATAAGTATCATTCAACGTTTGAACGTCCTTATAATACTGTTCAAACGGCTTTATATTTCCGCTTTCGTCCAGCAACATACCTGCGGCTTCTTTCATTTCGTGAAATGTCTTGAACCCGCTGAAAACACCAACGCTTTCGCGTAAACTGTTTACCATTGCTTCAGATGGCGAACTTTCACCCAGCCCCCGTTCTATGCCTTTGGAGAGAAAAGACGCTGTTTCCTCAATCAGCCCGGCGATTGCGTCGTCGCGAAGCATGGCCGCCCCGAATACGCGTTTATCGTGCAACCATTCTATCGCCTTGTCGAACGCCGCTTCAACACCTGAAATATCCGGGTAATCCTTTGCGGATAAAACAAGGCCGCCACCTTTGTACACTTCTGCCGCCCTACCATGCAGCCCCACGTAATCGGTGGGGCTTAGTCGAAAAAAGGTCTTGAAAGTGGCTGTGTCGGAACCTGCTTTTTGCCAATGATAGGAATATTATACTTATTTATAAAGTACTTTGGGTCGACTTCAAACCGGTCTGCAATCATTGTTTCAAATAAAACCTGCTGTTCCGGTGTGTAGTCTATACTTTCGTCATATATAAAACGTAACCCTTTTATCGGGAACCCGTGCTTGACCATACGCGGTATAAGCTGGTCGTTTACTATATCCTTGACCAAATCCGCGTCGCTTTCGACAACATTTTCAAATACTTCGAGGTGTACTTCCGACTGCGACAAACTACTGCCATTATCGATTGTCATTGTCTGATTTAGCAGCCCCTTGCTTATTTCGCTGTTGGCTCGTTCGACGCGTTTATCGTACACGTTAAACGCATCGCCGCGGGTTGTTTCCTTTATGTCTATTTCGGTTCCTTCGGGAAACAAACCCCATGCGGCGGCTCCCATAGAAGCCAGCATGTTTTCAATGCGCGACCGATCTTTGGGGTCGCGTGCCGTTGACTTGGCAATTCTAATCGGCATGCCGAATATTTCTCCGAACTGATCCCAATAGGCCAGCATGTTCTTTTTGGGAATTGCCTGATGTGCCGCCTTCAGGTATAATCCGAGGTCTTTCGGTTTTCCGGCTTCAATAACCCAATCGGACAAAGGGCCTTCCCGGTAATCAAAACCATTTTTCCATTCGTCACCCTGTTCGCGGATGATAGCCCCGTATTCAGGAATAACATGTTTACGCGGCACTAATTCAACGTCTTTGTAGCGCATTTTCCCGTCGACGGATATAACATCGCCCAACTGTATAAGCGAATGCCCCCAATAGCGGCTATCCAAAATATAGCCGATTAAATCTTTGAACCAGCCTGTTTCAAACAGGGCCGTAGCTTCTTCCTTTTCCTTGCCCTTCGCATCTACCAGCTTGAAACTTTTTTTCAGCGTGAAGCCCTTGCGCTGACCGACGCAACCGGTCAAGTGAAGGTCGGCCTCTATATCTGTATAAATATCATACAGCGGGCCGCGTCGCGGATTTTCGATATTCAATGCCATTTGCCATGCCTGACGCCAGTTTTTCAGGTCTTTTTGTGTCAAGGCATCGGCTTGCAGCTTTAGTTCCACCAGCATGGAATTAAGCCGTTTCCGGTCGCTTTCCCTTGCAAGATTATACCCGCCAATAGACAGGCTGTTGTTTATATTGCGTTTTTTACTACCCATTGTTACCAAATGTAAGTGTTACTTTTTTCCGATCCCCATTTTACAGGGTTATAAATATCTTCTTCGCCGTCCTCACCGGTGAAGGTTGGCAAGTCCGGTGTGACCTTTCCGGTCTGTACTTCTTCCAGCCACTTTATCGCGCGGTCGTAACGCTCCTTTCTTATTTCGCGGCCCATTTTATTTGGCAGCCATGAGATAAGATGATACAACGTTATATCACAGGCGTACATAACGATTATGTCGTTCCGTTCTTTGCCTACCGCGGAAAATACTTTGTCGGTATCGTACCGGCTACGCAGATAACCGGCAATTTCTTCGACAGCCATTTTTTCGGCCTGTTCGCGCTTTTCCGGCGTACTTTGTTGGAAGATAGTCAGAGCGTCCGCCGATGTTACGATATAGTCGTTCTCTGTTAGAAACATAGGCTATGCGGTTATAAGAATTGCACGTCTTTCCAAGTCTTGAATAGTAGTGCCTTTTTTAAAGACACGCCTTGCAATCAGGCTTTTTAATTCCTGTTTGGAATAGACTTTGGGGACACCGGCCACCATCAAAACGATGTACTTGCGTTTGCTCACTTCTGATAATTCTTTTGCCATCTTAACGGCTCTTTTTACTCTGTAATTCAGAATGATTTCTTTGAATAACTTAATCATATTACCATGAATTTTTAGGGCTCCGGCGCATGCCGAAGCTGGGTTGATACTCTTGTACTCTTGTATATTTTTGCAGGATATAAATAGCCCCTTCGTCGGCGTCCGGTGCATCGTCATGTGTCCGGCTGCCTTTTTCGATTGAAAGGGTCTGTTCTATCCCGGCCAACATATCGGGATCGTTTTGCATGGCTTCGTTATAAAAGACAAAGCCACGCTCCCAAAGGGGCGAAACAGCTTCGATACGGCCGAATTTATCCGGCTTTTTACGCTTGTCGGCCTGTATGGGTAATTGGTAGCCCCGTAGCTTTCCTTCCGTTGTAAATTCATCCAAAAGAATGTCCTGAAGAAAATTGGCTTCAATGTAGTATTCGCAAATAACCCCTTCGGGCAAACTTTCGTGCAGGTCGTAGAACCAGCGTACCATTTCCGACACGCTGCACTGGCGAACAAATGCTTTGATGTGATGCAATTCTGTACCAATCTTACCCCATACTTTTATCGCCTTGTAGTCGTTTTGCGTTGAACCTTTAAAAGACGGGTCGCAATAAGCCACGATTTTGTCGTACCGGTCAAGCGGAAACATCTTTTTAAACTTAATCCAGTCTTTGCGAAAAACCGAACCTTCCTTTATGGGGTTATTCATGTATTCTTTTTCAAATGCCCTGTACCCCATAAATTCACGTTTGGCCTTGATACGTTCTGCCGTCCAGTATTCCGGCCAGGAGGGCTTGCCGTTTTTATCCAGTACATTCACCTGACTGACGAATACGCCTTTTGACGCCGCGATATTAGCCAATACGCTGCATTTGCTGATAAGGTTGCCCACCATAATAAAACGGCCTCCTTCTGCCCCAAAAGCCCCGAACAAGGCTTCCTTCACCCATTCGGTAATCTTTCTAACGCGGGTATCATTTTCACACAGTTCGTCGTCGTCGAGGTCGTCAATAACGATGTAATCCGGGCGGCGGTTCCGGTAGCGAAGCCCGCGGGGGCTTTGTCCGCGGCCGCGGGCGAAGAAAGCGACCCCGTTGCGGGTTACAAATTCACCGTCTTGCCAATTCCCGGCATTGTATTGCGCCCCGAAGTCGTGAATATACCGTTTGTTGTATTGTAATTCCGCCTGTATATCCCCGAGCAGCGTTTTTGCGTTATCTTCGGACTTTCCAACCAATACCATTACGTGTATCTGCCGTTGTTTTTGACACATCAGCCACATAGGTATCATTACGTCCATGTGTGTGGATTTGGCATGCCCGCGTGCCCACTTGAATACAGCTTTTAAATCGCGTGTTTTTAATATCCTCTTTGCGGCTTCTATGTGGAATTTTGCGGATTGTGTTACTTTTCCCGTTTCCCTGTCCGTGCAATAATGGGGATAATAGTATTCGACAAAATAGGCATAATCTTTCCGGGCACGCTCGATACGTGCGATTTGGGTTGCTTTTGTTTCGGCGGCATTGACGGTAGACATGTTTTGTATCGTTTCCGACAACTGTTTCCACCTTTCCTGTGCCTGTTTTAAAGTGTTAGTTGCCATTGAATAACGATTTGTTGTTTCCTATCTGTTCGCTTAAAAACATATCTTGATAACGGTTCATAGTCTTTACTAAATCCGTCGTTAATTCCTTATCAACCTGCATACGGACAACCAGCCATTCATTGTATGCGGTTAACACTTCCAAAATGGTAACGGCATTTGTCTGTTTATCCAGTTCTTTTATAGAAGCGGATAGTTTTGCCATTTCATCAAAAGACATATTGCCTTCTTCCAGTTTGTCGTTTGCCTTTTGCATCATTTTGGTTACAAGTTCTTTCCGGGTGATACTTTTAGCCATACGCATGGTGTCCCAACCACCGTCGGAAACCCATTTGTTTATCGTAACGCGGCTAACCCCGACCTTTTCGGCCACAAGTTTTTGCGTGTCGCCATTCAGATAGTACAGGCGAGCAAGTTCTTTGCTCTTTTCCAGTTCCTTTTTTGACATAATTATCGCTTTACTTTTGGGCAAAATTGTAAAGTATGGATGGGCGAGGCAATTAAGTGTGAAACGCTTTCCATCTATTATAAAATGCTTTCACACAAGTGCGTAACGGTTGCACACTTTTTTGTGCGGACTATTTTAGGGGGTTATGTTTGCACCGGATAAAGCGCAGAAATGCAGTAATAAAAACGATGTAACATGTAGCAAATGGCAAAGCGAATAATTATAAGTGATGAGTCCGTAAACTGTTACGGAACGTGGGTTAAAACCGATGGCGTTGATATTTCGCAATACGAACGCAATCCTGTGTTGTTGTGGATGCACTGGCGCGGTATTATTATCGGCTGCATCAAAGATATAAAAAAGGAAGGCGACAAAATCACCGGCGAACCTTACTTTGATGAAGTACGCGATGAAAGTAAACTTGCAAAGCAGCAATGGGATAAGGGTACGTTAAAAATGGCTTCCGCTAATTTTGAGGTAACAGAAACCAGCGACGCGCCGGAACTGATAAAGCCGGGCCAATACCGGGCAACTGCTACACGAAGCAAGCTAATTGAAATAAGTATGGTTGACATAGGCGGAAATGACAACGCTTTGCCGCTGGTACTCACTTTTAAAGGTCAGGAACTAAAACTGGCGGCCGGTGAAAATTCGGACGGTCTGCCATTACTCACTAATATCAACAATCAAAAAGACGAAGAAAAGATGGATTACAAAGCTATCGCCCTGAAATTGGGGTTGCCGGAAACGGCCGGAGAAAATGAAATTCTTTCTTCTATTGACGTGCTGAACGGCTATAAGACGGCTAACCAGCAATTACAACAGGAGAAGGAACAGATGCAATTGTCTGCCATTACGCAAGCGGTAAAAGAAGCCACAGGCAAACGCTTGATTATGCCGGAAAAGGAAGCGCATTTTATCGAATTGGGTAAAAAGGTAGGTATTGAAAGCCTAAAGTTGACTTTTGATTCCATGACACCGATACAAAAGCCGATGAATTTGATAAACCAGCCCAGCGGTTCCGGTTCTATGGCTTTAGACTGGAAAAAATTGTCTGATGTTCCGGCGGATCAGATGGCAAATTTAAAAGAAAATGACAAAAGCACCTATATGAAGTTATTTAAGGCCGAATATGGTGTGGATTGTCCTAACTACTAATTTTAAAATATAAAAACAGGTAAAAATGAAAACAGGATTTAAACTCTTTTCCCGGTTGCTTATTAATGCAATGATGGGGCTTTTTCTTGCCGTTGCGGTTGGCGTTCCGGCTTCTGCCGGTGCGGCTGTCGTCGTAGGTGCGTCGATTGTTTCGGGCAACTTTCTGCCGAATGGTTCGGCTTGTGCCGGTGTATATACGGAAATTTGGACGGGTGAATTAATTAAGAAATTGCGTGCCGGAATTACGGCTACATGGCTGGACGGTATTCCCGACTATTCCGATAAAGCCGAAAACGATATTATTCACCTTATTGACGTGGGCGGTGATCCTGACGTTTTAATCAACAATACAACTTATCCTATTCCTATCCAAGATTTGGAAGATGGCGACGTTGCTATCAGTTTGGATAAATACCAAACAAAGGCTACCCGTGTCACGGATGATGAACTTTATGCCTGTTCTTATGAAAAGATGGCAAGCCACAAAGAACGTCATGGTGAATCTATCTTGGTGAACAAATTCAAGAAAGCAATTCATGCCCTTGCTCCTCAAAAGAACTCTGATTTGACACCGGTAGTTCTTACCACCGGGGCGAACGATAACGGCCGCCGCAGAATTACAACAAAGGATATTGTTGCGTTGAAAGATAAATTCGATAAAATGGAAGTTCCCACAGAGGGCCGCCGCCTTGTGTTGTGTTCGGATCACGTTAACGATTTGCTGCTTTGCGACCAGAAGTTTGAAAAGCAATACTATAATTACACGACCGGTAAGATTGCCAACCTGTACGGATTTGAAGTTTACGAGTATGTTAGCTGCCCGTCATTCACTACTAATGGAGTAAAAAAGAAATTCGGCGAAACGGCTTTGGAAGGCACAAATCAGGCTTCGGTTGCTTTCTATGTAAAACGTATGTTTAAGGCTTCAGGTAAGACTAAAATGTATTATTCGGAAGCCGAAAAAAATCCGCAAACACAGGAAAGTTTGATTAACTTCCGTCATTACTTTATCGTATTACCGAAAAAGATGGAAGCTATCGGCGCAATTGTCAGTTCGGCTTATGTACCTGAAATATCAGTTACCCCGAAAACAATCGCTTACCCGGTTAACGGTGGAACAAAGCAATTTGCGGTAAGTGCTTCGTCTGACTACGCATATACAGAACCGGAAGGCTTTAAGGTTGTAAAACAGGATAAAGTTTTATTGGTAACTGCTTTGGATAATTCGGCCGGTGAAGCCGCAAAAGAAGGCGTTATTACCCTGACGCTTGCCGAAGATGTTACAAAAACCGCTACAATCACTTTAACCCAGCCTAAAGCATGACGCGCGGATTAAGAAACAATAACCCCGGCAATCTCCGTTTGTCGAAAGACAAATGGCAGGGGCTTAGGCTGGTGCAGACGGATAAGGAGTTTTTTCAGTTTGAAACAATGGCACATGGTTATCGTGCCCTGATCCGTACTTTGCAGAACTATCGCAAATTACACAAGTGTCAGACGATAGCGGATTTTATTAGTCGCTATGCTCCAAAGATAGAAAACAACACTGCCGGGTATATACAAAGAGTTTGCCGCGAAATGCAAGTGCCAACGACCTATGTGCCGGATGTGAACGACAAAGCGACCATGTGCAATTTTGCGGCGGCTATCAGTCAGGTAGAAAACGGCATTCCTGCCGTGCAGGCTGATGTATATGCAGGCTGGAATTTATTAAAGTAAACCTAAGAAGTCAGGATGGAATTGTCTGGAATAATTTCGTTGGTCGCCGCAATCATATCCGCACCGTTAAGCGCGTGGCTCACGGCTATATTACTGCGAAAGAAGTATGACGTGGAAGTCGAACAACTTCGGGCGCAAGTAAAAGCCTCAAAGGCGGAAACCCGCGGCGATGAACTGGAAAATGTAAAAAAGGCAATGGCCATCCTGATGGAAGAGGTGGTCGAGCCGCTAAAAAAAGAAATAAATGAAATACGGAAAGAGTTGGCGCGGTTTCGCCGGGCCGTTGAAAAAGTTAATACTTGTCCCCACGCTGATATTGCTTGTCCTGTACGTGACGAGTTGCGGCACGCAGAGAAATGCGAAGGGCACGCCCGCGAACCTACCGGATAATCTTGTAACGGAACGACTGGTTCCGGTTTATTTGTCGCCTGATTCGGCACTTCTTACAGCCCTGTTTGAATGTGACAGCAATAATCAGGTTATAATGAAGGCTTATAATGAATTGAAAAGCGCAGGTGTTGAAAGTAACCTTTCTTTTGATAATGGCAAACTTGATTACAAGGCTAACGCCAAGCGTGACACGATTTATATACCGGCAAAAGATTCTATTATTTATGTGCCACTGCCCGTTCCCGGTGATACGGTCTATACCAACCGGCTTACATGGTGGCAGCAGACGTGGATATACATAGGCGGATTGTTTGCGGTTATCCTTTTGATCAAGTATCTGCCTTTGCTTTGGAAGGCTATTTTAAAACTATTAAAACGCAATTAGAATGGCAAAAGAAAAACAGGGACAGCCGGAAGTAACACCGGTTCCCATAACAGAACAGGAACCCGCCTTTTTGGCTCAATATCGGGCGGCATACCCGGAATGTTTAAAATTTCATGTGACCGGTGATAACTTGGTATTCCTGTCGCACGAATACGATAAAGCCGTTTCTCACCAAAAAACGGTGGGAAAAGGTGAGTTAAAAACTTATTAATTTTTGAAAGCATGAGTTTACCAAACGTGAACATAGTTTTGGGTAACGGTAATATTGGTACGGTAACCCTTTCTGACGATGGTATTTCCGGGCTTATTTTGACCGGCCAGGCCGTAGAGGAAAAACTTACCCTTAACAAAGTGTACGTTCTTTCTTCCAGCAATGACCTGTCGAGATACGGCATTACCAAAGAAAACAACCCTTTGGTCTATAAAGACGTGGCTGCCTTTTATAAAGCGGCCGGCGATGGCGCGGAATTGCATTTGCTCGTAGTAAGTGAAGCAAGTACGCTGACGCAAATTTGCTCCCCTGAACCCGGTTCGCCCCTTCAGAAGCTGATAGACTCCGCGGCTGGACGTATCCGCCTTGTAGGTGTTAATCGTAACGCTCCGGCTTCTTATACGCCTACGGTTGAAAATTGCATAGACAAAGATGTTATTACCGCCGTCGATGAAGCGCAGACGGTCGCAAAGTCGTACATGGGTAAAATTGCCCCCTTTATCATCCTTCTTCCGGCAATTGGCTGGAGTGGTGAAACGGAAGGATTGTATCAACCGCGGGAAGGTAGTTGTAATTGTGTATCTGTTGTGCTGGCTTCGGATGGTAAGTATGGCGAAAGTAAATTGTATTCGGCCGCAATCGGTCAAGTCCTCGGACGTGCGGCCACCTGTGCGGTTAACATCTCCATTGGGCGTGTTAAAGATGGCAGCATTGCCGCAACGGGCTATTTGACCGACGGAAAAACGCCACAGGAAGATTACAGCCTTTGGAATATCCTGCATGATGCCGGCTATATCTTTTATCGTACCTATATCGGAAAAAACGGTTATTACCTGAATGACGATGCAACGGCAATCGCAACGACGGACGACTACCACCGCCTTTGCCTTATCCGCGTTATTCAAAAAGCCCTCGTTATCTGTTACAAAACGTACATTGATGAAATTTTGGACAGTATCGAAGTAGACCCCGAAACCGGGCAGGTTCCAAGCCCGATGTGTAAGTATTACGAACAGTTGCTTACGCGTGCGGTTAACACCAATATGGTAGGTGAAATCTCAGGATTTACCGCCTATATTGACCCTAAACAGGATTTGATCACTTCCGGCAGGCTGAACGTTCAGGCAAAAATAGTGCCTACAGCCCTGCTGAAAGAAATAAACGTGGATTTAGCATTTAACAACCCCTATAAAACAAGTGAATAATGGATAATTTTAATTCAAAAGAATACGCTTGGATTGATGTGACGCTTGTTATGCTTGGTAAACCTGTTACCGGGCTTCGCGGTATTGAGTATAAAATGAAGCGACAGAAAGAAGCCCTTTTCGCCACGGGTAAAAAGGCTCGTGGCATTCAGCTTGGTAAAAAGGAGTATGAAGGTACTATTACCGTCCTTCAATCCGAATTGATAGCCATGCAGACAGCCGCAAAGGCGAAAGGGTATGACGATGTTACCGACTTGGAATTTGATGCCATCGTGTCCTATGTTCCCGAAAGCGGTGTCGTGCAGACCGATAAGATAGTAAATCTATCTATTACGGAAGCCCCATACGGGATGAAAGAGGGTGATTTGTTTCAAGAAATTGCGCTCCCGTTTATTGCCTGTGATGTAGAACCGAATGTTGTATAATAAAAAAAAGAACAATGAACGAAGAAAAAGTAATTACAGAAGAACAGATTGAGGCATGGAAAAAGAAACATGGCTCGGTGTACAGTGTAACAGTTGACAGCAAAACGGCCTATCTGAAAAAGCCCGATCGCAAAGCGTTGAGTGCGGCTGCCGTACTTGGGAAAACCGACCCGATGAAGTATAATGAGGTGCTTTTAAATAACTGCTGGCTTGGTGGTGATGAAGAAATAAAAACCAACGACGAATTATTCCTGGGCGTTTCTTCAAAGCTGGCCGACCTTATCGAAATAAAGGAAGCCGAGTTAAAAAAATTATAAGCCGAACAAACGTGGCAGACAAGCCCGGATGGATGTTTTTAGCCGATACTCTTATCCGGGCTTATTTGCATATGAACCCCGAAGAACTCACGGATGAAGAATGGGCGCATCAAATAGCGATGGCCGAATGGGTTAAACAAGATTTAACGGTTAGCTTATGGCGAACAAAATAGAATACATATTCAGCTTGCAGGATAAGATTTCCGCGAAATTGGGTGGTATTACAGCCACTTCCGACAAAACGGTAACAGCCCTTTCCGGTGTACGTGAAAAGGTTGCTTCTGTCGATGCTGTATGCAAAGATACGGGTAAAACCGTAGGTTCGCTTAAAATGAAAGTTGATGCGCTTCAGGCGGAAAGGGAATGGATACCGGCGGATAATTTGCCCGCCATACGCGAGTATAACAAAGAAATTTCCCGGTTGACAAAGGAGATTGATGCGCTGGAAACGGCCAGCGGCGGGGGCAAATTCAAGAAATGGGCTTCCGACGCTTTCGAGGCCATACCGGGTGCAGGTCTTCTTAAAAACCCGCTGGTTACCGGAATGGCGGCTATCGGGTTTGCAGGTAAAGCCGGAATGAGTTTTGACGAAGGCATGGCGAAAGTGAATATTACCGCACAACTGGATGAAGCCGGATTATCTGACCTGAAAAAGAAACTTAAAACGATTGCGGACGACAATAAAACAGATGTTGTTTTAGCACCTGTCGGGTTTGAGCAGATAAACTCACAGCTTAACGATGTTGATTTGTCACTTTCTATTTTGGATGCTTCGTTAAAAGGCAGTAAGGCCGGTTTTACTCAATTAGACACTGTTTCCGCCGCACTGGCTCAAACCCTGTCTATTGTCGGCAAAGAAAATACGACGGCCGCGGAAGTCTTGGATACATTCTTTGCGGCTAAGCGTGTGGGGGCCGGTGAGTTTTCCGACTTTGCCCGGTATATGCCGAACCTGATTGCGGGCGCGTCGAATTTAGGAGTAGCCTACAAAGAAGTTGCCGGAACATTTGCTTATATGACGGGGAAAGGGCAAAGCGCGGAACATGCTGCCGTCCTGATGGAAAATGCGTTTTCTATTTTGGGGCGCGGCGAGGTACGCGACAAGCTGGCAAAATCCGGTGTAAAGGTGTTTGATGAAGCCGGTAAAATTAGAAGCCTTGTGGATATTTTCTCCGATTTGCAAGGCGTTATGGCCGGATTGAATGATGAACAAAAATCTTCCTTCCTTGAAAAATTGGGAATGGTAGATAAAGAAGCAAAAAACGCATTCGCTATTTTGACCTCTGATATTACAAAGTATAACGCATCTATGAAAGATGTTGTTAATTCTTCCGGCGAAACCGACAAGGCTTTGGAATACTCACAAAACAGCGTACAACGATTAACGGAGGTTTGGAACAAATTCAAGAATATCGGTGTAACTGTCGGCGAAATAATCCTGCCGGTTATTAGTGCCGGGTTGAGTGTTGCCGATGTGGTGCTGACCGGCGTTTCTTCAACTCTTAATATTGTGGTTGGCTTTTTTTCTTCTTGGTATTCATTGCTTCAGGAAGGGAACCCGCTTGTTGTCGGCTTAACGGCTGCTTTAGGTTTTTATACTATTGCGATGGGAGCAAATTACGCCATTACTCAAAAAGCTGTCATTATCGGCGGTATAAAAAAAGTAATGGATATTGCGCAAACTGCTGCAACGTGGGGACTGACGACAGCGCAATGGGCGTTAAATGCGGCGTTCTATGCTTCTCCTTTGGGTTGGGTTGCCTTGGCGATAGGCGCGGTTATTGCGGCCGTAACATATTGTTGGCAGAAGTTTGAGGGCTTCCGCGTCGCTATACTTGGCGTTTGGGGTGTGATAAAAGAATTTGGGGCTACTTTATTGGATAGCGTTGTAAAGCCGTTCAAGCAGGTGCTTTCCGGTATTGGAGGGGTTTGTTCGGCTATTGTAAATCTTGTAAAAGGCAATTTTAAAGAAGCGGCTGCTGCGGCTAAGGATGGTTTTAAAAATATTGGTGAAGGCGTGTTGGGTGCTAATCCTGTATCAATTTTGTACGATACGGCCCAAAACGGCAATTATTCGCAGGCGTGGGAGAAAGGCAAACAGGCCGGGCGTGATAGTTGGGCTGCGTCCCGGCAAAAGACGGATGATGTATCAACGATGGATAAACTTATTCCAACGCCCGCACCATTACCGGAACCGGGCAATATGCCGGGAACGAACTTTAATGACCTGATGGCTAAATTGGGGAAGGATAAGAAGGGCGCGAAGGCTAAGAAAGTTCTTAAACTTGATGATGATGTAAAAAACCTGAATGAAACGGCTGTTTATACGGCTGTTACCCGGAAGCTGGCCCCGATTACAGTCAGCCTGAAGCCGACAGACGCAAAAGAGCAGGTAACGAATAAGGTATTACCCGCCGGCAATGTTATTGACGCAAAAACCGCCTTTGCGGCTAAAGCGGACGATCGTACACAAAGTTATGAGCCGGAAAAGGAAAATTACCTTTCTGATATTCTGTCGAATGTTCGGAAAATTGCGGCGGCTGTTATGCTTCCTTTGGCGGTTACCCTTTCTTCACCTGAAGTAAAGGGGGCGGAACAGCCCGTTGTTAATTTAGCTTCGCCTGAACTTGTAGCGCAATCCCCGGCCGTTCAGCTGGGCGGCCCGGTGATAAATGTGCCGGAATTTCCGAAGGCTCCTGTTCCCGATGTTTCTGTTTCACCGGTAAATGTTCCCCCAATTGTAAGCCCGGCTATTGAATTGGATGAACCGGTAGTAAATGTACCGGAATTTCCGGCGGCTTCCGTTCCTGATGTAAAGTTACCCCAGCTTTCCGATGCTTATTCCATGCCGGAAAAAACAACGGAAAAAAGCAGCTTTATATCTGAAAACACCACTACGGTAGAAACCGGCAAGACGGTGCATGTAGGAAAGGTTTGCGACAGCGTGGTTATACATGTCGCAAATACAGATAATAAAGGAAGTGAAACCATACGTGCTGAAATTATGCGCGTATTAGACGAATTGGCAGAAGGATGAGTAAATTTAGTTTAGGCGGCATATTGGCCAGCTTTATAGGTTACAAAGGTATTCCTTACCCCGGCGGTTTTTTCCCCGATAAGCCGCCGCAGTATAAGGGTTCAGGCTATGAATACCCCGGCGATGCGGCTTCGGAAAAGACTTATTCCGATTTGGGTAGTGTTCTCAGGAAGAAAGACGCACAGGGCCGGTGGTATTTTATGCCGGTGGTGTTGGAGCACAAAGGTAAGGAATACGAAATACCGAATGCCGTTATTTCCATTAACGGAAAAAAAACGATTGTGGAAACTGCGATGGTTGGAAGGAAGGGGACGGTCAAAGAACTTATATCGGTAGATGATTACGAAATAAACATTGCCGGTGTGGCTTTGGACAGTGATTTCCCCGACAGCCAGATTGCAGAATTGAACGACCTGTATAATATCAATGAGGCGGTAACATTGAAATGCGCCCTTACAGATATTTTTTTAGAGGAAGAAGATAAGGTTGTTTTAAAAAGCATCGACTTTCAGGAAATGCGCGGCTGTGAAACGTCGCAAGTCTTTAAAATGAATTTAGTTACAGACCGTAGTTTTGAATTAATACTTGAATGATATGTTTGTTCTATGTGCAGAAATAAAAATCGGTGGCGTTTCTTTTAAGAGCGTTCACAATGTAGAGATAAAGCGAAGCCTTTACAGCCTTGCCGCAACGGCAATTGTAAAGGTTCCGGTTACCGCTGTGCTCAAACATGCCGGTGAACCGCCTACACACATAGAAACGGCGCAGGCGGTCAAGGTGGGTGATAAGGTTGAAATTAAGCTGGGCTATGACAATACGTTGAACACCGAGTTTGTCGGGTATGTAAAACGGCTTAATTATAAGGTTCCGCTTGAAATTGAATGCGAGGATGAATATTACAAGCTGCGTTTTGTAAACTGTGTTTTCAGCAAAAAGGAAACGACGTTAAAAGACTGTTTGAATACCGTTCTAACAGGTATCACATTCGGCAATGTGGTAGACCTGACATTAAAAAACTTCGTAATAAATAATAAGCCCGGTTCATGGGTTCTTGGCTACCTTAAAAAAGAATACGGCCTGATCGCCTACTTTGATATAAACGGAAAGTTATACGTTGGAAAGGCTAACGATGTCAAAGGCGAAACGGTAAAATACCGGCTTCGTGAAAATGTAATCAGCGACGACGAACTGAAGTACCAACTTGCCGAAGATGTAAAATTGAAAGTCAAGGCTATTTGCTATTACAAGGATGGTACGAGAATAGAAGGCGAATTGGGCGAAGATGGCGGCGAACAACGCACATTTTACTACTATGACGTAAAAGACGCCGGCGAATTAAAAACGCTGGCGCAGGAAGAATTAAAGCGGTATTCTTTTGACGGCTACCGCGGCAAAATTAAAACATTCCTGTTTCCCTATGCGCTTCCCGGAATGGTTGCAAGTATTGAAGATAAAGTATATAATGAACGAAGCGGCGATTACTTCATTGAAACGGTAGAAGTACAGTTTGGAACCGGTGGCGGTCGTCGTGTCGTTGAATTAGGAATAAAAGCATGAGTAAGGAACTTGAAGAAATACGACGGAAATTTCAGGGCGTGTTCGGTAATGATGGCGACGCCGTTTTTCAGGCTGTTGTTACTGAAGTGAACGAAGATGAATTTACCTGTACCGTCCGCCGGGATGAACAGGTTGATTTCTTCGATGTCCGCCTGCGCGGGTTGGTTAATGCCGATTTGCAGGGCTTTGCCTTCATCCCCCGGCTTCAAAGCGTTGTGCTTGTGTGTCGCATCGGAAAAAGCAACGAACTTTTTGTTTGCTGTTTTACCGAAATAGACAAGGTTATATTTACCGACAATGATTTAAAGCTGGTGGTTGATTTGGATAATATCGACATAAAGAAAGGTGATAAAATAGCCGTCCATGTTGATAAGGAAAAGTTGGAAGTAACAAACGACAAAGTCAATGTATTGCATGAGGGTTCGGCTTTGACGGTTACCGCTGGCAGTACGACCGTCAAGACTTCGACCGGTGGGGTGACAATTACCCGCGGCGGTTCCGGCCTTAAAAAGACACTTGATGATATGCTTACGGCTATTCAGGCGTTAACCGTCCCAACACCGCATGGCATATCGGGAACTCCTGTCAATGCGGCAAAGTTTGCCGCGATACAATCAGATTTACCCAACTATTTAGAAGGATGATTTATGCTTGATTACAAACAGACAGATAAGGGAGATTTAGACCTTTCTACCGGCGACCTGTTGGTCGCGGAAAGCACCTACCAGCACCAGCGCGACCTGCTCTATTCGGACAAAGGCCATATCCGGCAGAAGGCGGAAGCCGGTGTCGGCGCGGTGAACTACATGATGGATAACGACCCGGAAGGCCTTCTCCGTGCCACGCGCAAGGAGTTCACGGCCGATGGCATGAAAGTGACAAAGGTGGCTTTCGCCGCCTATTCAAACGATTTGAACGTGGAGGCACGATATGAAAACGATTGAGGTACAAGACAAGCAGATATTGCTGGACATCGTCCTGCAACACTACGGGACTGCGGAGGCCATGGGTGAGATCATGGCGAACAACCCCGGACTGGAAAACGAACCTTCGGCTGTCATGGATGCCGGCCGGGAACTCGGCCCTTTCTACCCTGACATCAAGTTGAGGGCGGGATTAAGGGTAAGCGTCGATGATAACAGCCGCCTTGTCAAGAAGACGGTGGTCGGTAAGATAAACGGAAGTGTCACCACTTATATGGAAACGCCATGGCGAGAACGATCCAGAAAATAGAGGAAAGCATCACGGGAAAGCTACAGACGAGCTTCAGCCTCTCCACCTCGGCGGCCTCGGAATGGCGGTCGTGGGTCCATTGCGTCGCGTACGCCATACACATGTTCGAGCTGGCGCTTGACACGTTCAAGGCGGAGACCGAGGTCTTGGCCGCGAGAAGCGTGGCGGGAACCCTCTCTTGGTATAACGAGCGGTGCCATGAGTTCCAGCTCGGTTACGACCTGACGTTTGACACGGATACGGGACGGCTGGGGTACGATGTCATGGACGAGTCCGCCCGCATCATAAAGGTGGCCTCGGTGATACCCTCCGAGGACGGGACCGTCGTTTTCCGGGTGGCGACACAGGACGAGGAGGGGAATATCGTCCCCCTGTCCGATACGCAGCTGAGAAACTTCACGGACTATATAGAGGCGATAAAATTCGCCGGGATCAGGACCTCGGTAATCTCGACATACGCCGACACGCTCCGGTATGAGCTGACGGTATATTATTCCCCCTCCTCGACGCTGGATTTCGTCAGGCGGTCCGTGAGCGAGGCGCTTGACGGCTTCCGGGCGTCACGACGGTTCGGCGGGACAGTCTACAGGCACAAGATGATCGAGGCGGTGACGGAGACGCCCGGGGTCGTGACCGCGGAATTGCGGGCCCTGTCATCGAAAAGTCACTGGGAGGACTCGTACAGGGACATCGGGGCTTACGCCGACCTCTACGCTGGTTATTTCAACTACGCAGGGGACTGCGAGATAGATTTTGTTCCACTCAATGATACACGAGAATGAACGTGGTTTTGGATTTCAAGGGGCTCGTGTCGCAATACCTCGCCCCCCATCGCCGGCAGCCGAACCGCCTGGGCTGGCTTTGGGGGCTTGTCGACCTCCAGCAGGTATTTGACGACTTCGCCTCGTGGAGGCGGGATACCCGTTACCGCCTTGGCGTTTGCGGGCAACGGATGACGCTGGAGGAGTTCCTTGCCGATAAGTACGGCGAGGGGATACGGGTGCTCTCGTATGATGACGGACTTTGGGGGATCGGGTTGAGCGGCGAGCCGGCGCATTGGCTGCCGGTCGGCTTGTCCGGCGAGGAGGGCGTGCTGGCCCCGATCCCCCTCGCCGGCGAGGCCGGGGAGGGATTCGACGGCTTCGATTTCCTTGTGTTGGTCCCGAAGGGGTATGACACCGGGCGGATAAGGGCGGAGATAGACAGGTATAAATTAGCGGGAAAACGTTATAAAATAAAGTCAATATGAGAAGGCACGTACAGGAACCCGGCATAAGGAAGTGGTCGGGAACGGATTTAATAGAGTTGGAGAACGAGCCGTTGAAGGCGATAGACGGTTTCTTCTGTGAATATGGGGACATGGTCATCAAGGGGTGCGAGGTGGACAGGCAGGCAGGGCGCGTGTCGGAGGGCTTGGTGGGCCTGTCGGGTAAAGACCCGGATGGTAACGAGGTCTACCGCGTATGCCCTTTCAGGGGGGCTTCCGGCATCCCCTCCTTTCCCGTTTACCTCGTGTTAAGGTACTCGGAGAGCGACAGGACGTACGCCGATGGGGTCACCCGTCCCATCGCCTATGATTACGAGGCGGAGTTGCTTTATGAAAGGCCGACGGACAGGCCTTTCCTGCTGTTGGGGGATGATGGCAAGAACCGGTTCGTCGACAAGATCCAGGACGAGGGGCACAGGATGGTATCCGACTCGGACCGGAAGAAATGGGACGACGGGTTGAGCGGGGCGGGCCACTCGCACGCCCAGGCCACGACAACGAAGCCGGGATTCATGTCGGCGGTGGATAAGATGAAGGTGGATAAGATCGACGGGGATTATTCCCTCATACCCGCCATTACGATTCCTCTTGCGGTTAATGGCTTAACCGGAGAGGAGGATTATGACGGTGTCATGACCGCATTTGGAGGAAAAGAAAAATTTGACGGCATCGTGAATGGGGTTATGAGTGGAGCTTTTCTTGTGTTCTCTAAAGGGGTTTTCGTATCTGCGGACGCAGGTATGTTTTCCGGCAATACACGTTACCTATACATGGGGTATCAAAATACCGTGTCATACAGTGAGGATATCGTTCTCACGAGCCTGAAAATAAACGTTTCTCACGAGAATAGGTCCGTGACTCTTAAGATCAACAAGGATGTAAGGCTTAAAAAGAAGCTGGAGGCCGATCATTGCCTTGTCGATCCTTTATATGTTTCAGACGATGCCAGCCTGGTCCGGTACCTCGAAAGAATGGGCGGGTTCAAAGGGCTTTATTATGCGGTAAGAGATAATGAGCCTTTCTCTTTTTATTCACAAAACAATCCTTATGAGCAAATTTTTCCTATTCGTGCAGAAGCCGGGGGAAACGGTAGTTACAAATCGGTCGATATCTATACGATGGATTGTGAAAAAAACAGTATTGTTCGTACTACCATACGGGATGAGAATGGCTCGTTCGAGAACTTGTCACGTACTATCACCGAAACCCTGATCACGACAACATATGTCCTCCCCAGCGGTTTGATTGACTTAACAGAAGGGTCCACTTCCGGTGAAATAGAAAGAGCCGTGGGAGGTGAGTCCGGATTGAGGAATATCACGCAAGCCATCAAAGACGGGAACCTATTGCTCTTACGAGGGAATATTGGAGATTCTTATCGTTCTGTAAACTTGAGCGGTGGTATCATGGAAGGTGATAACGGCGATACTCAAGTCATTTTATCGGGCCAATCGTACGGGCTATGGGGAGGTTTGTATTCTTCTTCCTGTATGATAAACTACTCCAAGGATGACAATACCTTCAGTTGCTTATTTTTAATCCTTAATGGGTGATCTGGAGAGAGGATATCAAACCTTGATAATCTGTATATCTAAGATAAATACCGGGGAAATAAGAAAGCCCCCGGCTGTTAGTAAAGACGCCAATCACATACTAACAAACAAATGCGAGTAGCCGCACGACCGGGGGCTGTATGCCTTCAGTCGCGACTACTCGTTTTTGTTTCATGTGATTGGCGTCACAAATATAATACATATTTCAATATGACCGTATTCGACATTTTAAATCTGTATCAAACACCTTTCAGATGGATGTTAAAAAGTGGCATTCATATAGAGGACGTGAATTATATCGACCTGTACAAGGACTATTCCCGGATGATCGCCCATGGTGATAAGGTGACTTACGTAGTGGCGGTACTAGCCGACAAATATCAGGTAAGCGAGCGAAAGGTGTACACCTTGCTCAAGCGACTGTCGCATGACTGCGAGCCGCTTGAGCATTGATCCTATGCAAGAATGATGCAGTGTAATCATTCTGAAAAATTATGCTCTATTTTCTCTTTTACCCACCTTTGTAGTATAAAACAAAAACGGAGTATGGAGATTTACAAAAAAACAACTTTAGGCAACCTGATAATAAAAGATATTCCGAAGGTTTTAGCTAAAGAATTGATAATTGAACATCATTATTCGCACAAGTGGAATGACGGTGGCTTCGGCAAGTTCAATTATGGAATATTTAGAGAGGAAGAACCGGATAAATGTTTAGGTGTTGCAGTGTATGGTTTGATGAAAACGCCCTATGCGAAAATTTTTAGCCATCCTGATCCCAACGCATGGATGTGCGAATTGAATCGGATGTGGATAGATGATATTTTAGGGCATAATGCAGAAAGCATTCTGATTGCAGCATCTATCAAGTTGTTAAAAAAAGCAGCCCCTACATGTGTTGCGGTGCAAAGTTTTGCAGACGGACGGTTAGGGTGTGGAACAATCTACAAAGCAGCCAATTTTGCTTATTATGGTTTCCACTATACAATATTTTGCCGTAATAAAAGATCAGGGGAAGTTACACATAAACAGATACTAACAGACAGTACGTCGCCAAGTGGTTATTTACGGGCAAACATCGCATTTTTAATAGGTGATTTAGAAATATTCCAAGTAAAGACATATAGGTACATTTATCCACTTTGCAAAAAGTTCAGATTCTGTCGTGAACCGCAACCTTACCCGGCATACGATAAAGGCGAAGAGCCTACCCAATGGAAACGCAATACAGACAAAATCAAATCCAACATTATAAGGTTGCTTGATAAAGTAGCTGTTTAAAGTCAATGCGACTGATTACTTTATTCATTATAGTATTGATTTTATACGACCTATGCAAATTCTGTCTCTTATACACATCTGACGC